GGATGAACATAACAGCGATTTGGTGTTAGATCAATCTATTTACGGGCGAGCATATGAATTGTTATATCGAAGCCAGTCGGACGAAATTCGTTTTGCTGTTTCAGATGTGCTCGAAACATTCGTTATTTATGATGATACGGTAGAGAGAAACCCAATTGCTGGTGTGCGGTATATCGAAACTCAATTTAAGGACGATGTGACGGTTTATCTTTACACCAAAGACAAAATAATCTCCTATGACTTAGGGAATGATTATAAACTTACTCTTAAAGATGAAAAAGAACACTCGTTTAAAGGTGTTCCTATCATTGAATACGAAAATAACAAGTTTCGTAGAGGGGACTTTGAAAATGTAATAAGTCTCATAGATTTATATGATGAAGCGCAAAGCGATACATCTAATTACATGAGTGATTTCAATGATGCAATGCTTAAAATCGTGGGGAATCTTGATATCGATGTTGAAGAAGCGCAGAGAATGAAAAAAGCCAATCTTTTAATGCTTCAAACGGAGCCTACACCAGACGGCAAAGCTATGCAGGCAGATGCTGACTACATCTACAAAAAATATGACGTTCAAGGCACCGAAGCATACAAAGACCGCATTAAAAATGACATCCACATGTTTACCCACACGCCCAATACAGACGATGAAAAATTCGCTGGCAATCAGTCTGGGGAGGCGCTGAAATATAAATTGTTTGGCTTAGAATTGAAGAGATCCACAAAAGAACGCTTGTTCAAGAAATCATTGCGTAATCGGTACAGGTTGATAAACAACATCATGACACTTGCTAGTGAGGGTACTTTTGACGTTAACAAGATTACCATTACTTTTACACCTAACCTTCCGAAGTCGCTTAAAGATGAAATTAAAGCGTTTGTTGATTTGGGTGGCGATCTGTCGGAAGAAACAAAACTTAGCTTACTATCATTTATCGAAAATCCGCAGGAGGAACTAGAGAAGATTGAGAAGGAAAGGGAAGAAAGAAACTCCTTCTTAGATACTTACGGATTCGCTGATACATCGGAGGAATCAGACGATGGCACGAACGAATAAAAATAGTCGGGATTACTGGCGGGATCGTGAAATAGAGCATGCGAAAACCATGTTAAAAGATGAAAATAAAATAAAAAAGAAGATAGCCTATCTTTATAGCGATACAGTACGAGAGATTGAAAAAGAAATAAATACAATGCTAAGTAACTATGCAAGCAAGAACGGCTTATCTATGACCGATGTGAAACGATTGGTAAATGCTACTGACATAAGAGATTACGAAGCAAAGGCAGCTCGATATGTTAAAGAAAAAAATCTTTCTGATATTGCGAATAAAGAAATGGCTATTTATAACTTAAAAATGCACTTAAGTCGCTTAGAACTCATTATGGCTCATGTTAACCTGGAACTTATAGCTTTAACAGATGGTGTAGAAAAGTTAATTTACGAACGAGTATTGACAGTTGGTTTGGATGAAGTCAAACGACAATCAGGAATACTTGGCGAGTCTATCAACGTAAATAAAAAAGATATTGAATATATCGCCAGAAGGCAATTTCAAGGTGATGATTTTAGTAATCGCTTGTGGAAAAATAAGCGCGTTTTGCATGTTGAGCTTGAAAAACGTTTGTCTGAAATGATAGCAAAAGGACAGAATCCTAAAGTCGCTGCACGTAAATTAAGACAAGTAATCGAACAATCAAAATATAACGCTGAACGAATTATGGTTACGGAAGGCGCGAGAGTACAAATAGAATCGCAGATGGAGTCATTTAAAAGCATCGGGTACGAACAATACGAATTTATCGCAACAGAAAGCGCCTGTGACGTTTGCGGACCTTTAGACGGCAAGATATTTAAAGTAAGTGAGGCTATGCCAGGAGAAAATGCGGCGCCAATGCATCCATGGTGTCGCTGTAGTGCTAGTGCATATATGTCTCGTGAAGAATGGGATAGGAAACTTAAAGAGAGGGGGTTGTGAATTGATTGAACTTTTAATGTTTTGGTCAATTGTAATTCCGGTTTTAATAATCGCACTTGGTCCTCTATCGGTGGCTTTGTGGTTGGTTATTAATTGGGAGGGTTAAAAGAAAGGGGGTTGTAAAATGAACGGATTGCTATTGCAACAAGCTATAGAATTGCTCAAAGGAATCGCCACTGACGAATTGGAAACCGTGCAGATTAATAACACGAAATATGATGATGGTTCCATCGGTTTTTCAGTGGAGCTTACTTATCCAGCTAAAGGCGATATGCCGGAAAGGTAGGGTGATCCAGCTATCTCCCACCCTGGGTAACGGGTAGAAAGGAAGGTTTCATGATTTCTCTCAATGAGTACCGTGCTAAGAAAGAAGGAAAAGTCACTCCTAAAAAGTTAGTTGAAAATTTAATGCAATATGTTGAAGAAAACGAGTGTGAATTAATGGTATGTGTCATAAAAACAAAGTCCGGTGATATTAATACAAGTTTTAGTCACGGATTCCATTCAGAGCATATTGGATTACTTGAAATTGGGAAAGTGCAAATCATTGACGAAATGAGAGAGTGACTTGTCTTTAGCCAATAGACGCTATAAACAGGGCTATTTATTATGCTCAAATTTAATCGTACAAGGACTTTACAAACAATCACATAGAAATACTTTCAAAGAGCGTCAAAGGGCTTATACAGCGTTTTGGGGCTTATTTGTCGTGTCTCTATTGATTGGGGATAAGGTGTTTGTGGGACTAGGAGGAAATGAAATAATGATTAATATTTTCGATAAAGAAAATACCTTAAAAAAGATGGAAGAAGTTAAAAAACATAAATTTTTACCGTTTGATTTGCAGTTTTTTGCAGAAGGTGGAGAAGGAGATCCAGAAGGCGGACAAGGTGGGGAGCCTGAAAAGGTTGAACTAACAGCCGATGAACTTCAAAAGAAAATTGAAGCTGAATCAGACCGCAAATTGGCCAAGGCTCTTGAAAAGAAGCAAAAGGAATGGGAATCCAAACAACAGGAAGCCATTCAAAAAGCGTTAGAGGAAAAAGAGCGTCTTTCCAAGCTATCCGAGAAAGAACGCAAGGAAGAGGAGCTTTCACAACGCGAAAAAGATCTTCAAAAGCGCTTAGCTGACATTGAACGCAAGGAACTAAAGGCAGATGCGATTGCGGACTTATCCGATAAAGGTTTACCAGCTAATTTTGCAGACTTCCTACTTGCAGAAGATGCCGAAAAAACACTTGAAAACATTAACAATTTTAAGACAGCCTTTGATGAAGCTGTCAATGCGGCAGTGAAAGAAAAGTTAAGGCAAGATACGCCGCCAGCTGGTGGGGGCAGTCTCAAAAATAGCAAAACCCCATCCGTTGCGGAACTGGCGAAAGAATCAAGACTTATTAAATAATTAGGAGGAATTTTAGAATGCCAAAATTTAATCCAGATAACGTATTATTGCAAGATTATAAAACAGGAAAGATTCCAGAAGAACAAGGAACGCTCATCTTAAAAGAAACAATGTCCAATTCAGTCATGATGCAGCTAGCAAAGTACGAGGAAATGACGAAACAAAAGAAAACTTTCCAATACCTAGCAGAAGGCGTTGGCGCTTATTGGGTGGGTGAGGGTGAAGTCATCCAGACATCCAAACCACAATGGTTAACTGCCACGATGGAAGCGAAAAAGCTAGGTGTCATCATCCCGGTTTCACGTGAATTCTTACAGTATTCGGTAACAAACTTCTTTAATGAAGTCCGTCCATTAATCGCAGAGGCTTTTTACAAGAAGTTTGACGAAGCGACTATTCTGAATGCGGATAATCCATTTACTCAATCGCTACAGGAGTCAGTAACGGATGCAGAACACATCATCACTGGTGACATTAACGGAGATAATTTCTTTGATTTAACAGACCTAGTGAATGATGCAGGGTTTGACGTAAATGCTTTCATTTCCAAGAAGCAAAACCGTTCACTATTACGCCGTGTGGTTGATGGATTTACGCAAGAAGATGGAACGATTACAGATCCAGTGCGCTTGTACAATCGTGGGGCGAATACACTTGATGGATCACCGGTTGCGGATTTGGAATCTACTAAAATGAAAAAAGGTGAATTGTTTGCAGGGAACTTTAACTATGTTCGTTACGGTATCCCTTATAACTTGAATTACAGCATTTCAGAAGAAGCGCAGCTGTCTTCAATCGTGGA